ACAAAGAGCTGCTGAAGCTCGTAGAGTTGAACAGATTAGATTAGAACAACAAAGAGCTGCTGAAGCTTCTAGGTTAGAAGCACAGAGACGTGCAGAAGAAGCAGCAAGACAACAGGCAGCTGCTGAAGCTGCTAGACCTGCTCCTAGACCAGCTCCAGTATATAGACCAATGCCTATTGATGTGCCAGTTAGCAGAGTACCAACACCTGCTCCTGCTCCTACAAGAGCACCAACACCTGCACCGACTCCTGCACCGACTCCTGCTCCAACACCAGCACCTGCTCCTACAAGAGCACCAACACCAACTCCTGCTCCTGTACCTACACCTAGACCGGTTCTACAGCCTGAGTTAATTGCAGAAGATTTAGATCAAACAGGTAGAGGTGAGAGAGAGTTTTATGAAAGTTATGGTATAAATATTCCCGGACTTCCCGGATATAATCCTAACTTACCAACAAAGTACCCAGACGTGAACACACCTTACACACCAACTCCAGCACCTACACCTGCACCAACTCCAGCCCCAACTCCTTCACCTGCTATGGTAGATGCTAAAACAAGAGCAGAACAGTTAGTCTCTGGAGATATGACAGGTGTTCCTCAAATAGATGCTCCTCAACAAGTAGAGGTAGGAGAGTTAGGTGTAGCTAGAGAAGTAGCACCTAGAGAAGATTTAGTAGCTGAAACTGCTGAAATGCCAACAGCTCCAGAAGCTGTAACCGCAGAAGCTGCACCGGCAGTAGCTGCTCCTGAACCACTAACTGCTGCACAGATGGAAGCAGCACAGATTACAGAAGCTCCTGAAGTTGCTGTAGCTGAAGGTGAAGTAAGACCTGAAGCATTAGCAGAAGCTGCAGAAGTAGAACGTGTAGCTCCTATTGAAGCTGCTGAAGTAGAAATTATTCCCGGTGCATTAACTGAAAGAATTGTAGGAACTATAAGTCCTAATGCTATGGCAGAAGCTGCTCAAGTAGCAGGTACAACTTTAGCACGTGTTACAAGGGCTAAGAAACAGTTAGCTAACGCTGGTGTTAGTGCTGAAGATATAGCTACATTAGGTAACGACCCTGAAGACCTAGAAGCTAGGTTGATGGATTTAACAGAAGCTGAACGTGGAGTTATTGCTGGACTACCTGAAGAAGCTTTAGTTTCTAATCAGTTAGACAGTTTATTAAGTGGTATTGAAGAAGGTGAGATTCCTGCGTGGGCTAGACCTGCTGTAGCTAGTGTAGAAGCTATGTTAGCTCAACGTGGCATGTCAGCATCAACCGTAGGTAGAGATGCCTTGCTCAATGCTATTATACAATCTGCTGTACCTTTAGCACAAGCTAATGCACAAGCAATACAACAAAGTGTAGGACAACAAAAAGCTATTGAAGCTCAAGCAGAGTTACAAAATGCTCAGTTTAGACAACAGACAGCACTCGATAACGCTGGTAAAGTTTTTCAAATGGACATGGCTCAGTTTAGTGCTGACCAACAAACAGCCTTATCTAACAGTAAGTTCTTACAAACTGTAGGTTTAACTGAAGCAAGTAACAGACAACAAGCTACCATTCAAAATGCTGTACTAATGTCTCAAGCTAACTTAGCTGAAGCAGACTTCTATCAGAAAGCTCAGATAAATAATGCTAATGCTTTCTTACAAACAGATTTAACTAATCTTAATAACGAGCAACAAGCTAATGTTCTAAAAGCTCAACAAGCTCAACAAACGTTATTAAGTAATCAAGCAGCTCAAAATGCTGCAAGACAATTCAATGCTGCTAGTGAGAATCAAACACAGCAGTTTATGACAAGCCTAGCTACTCAAATAGACCAGTTTAATACACAACAATCTAATACAATGTCTCAGTTTAATGCACAACAGATTAATGCTAGACAAGCTTTAGAGTTTCAAGTAGAAGCAGATTTAGAAAAAGCTAATGCTGCTATGGTAAATAACATTAATCAGTTCAATGCTCAAGTAGAATTTGATAGAAGTAAATTTAATGTTGCTAACGCACAGGCAATTGAGCAATCTAATTTAGCATGGAGAAGACAAGCTAACACAATTAATACTGCTGCTGCTAACCAAGTAGCTATGCAAAATGCACAAAACGCATTTAACATGTCTTCACAAGCTCAGTCATTTTTATGGCAAGAGTTAAGAGATCAAGCTAACTACACTTGGCAATCTGCTGAAAATGAAGAAAACAGAAAGGCTCAACTGTATGCTCAAGCACTTGCAAACGAAGGTGCTTCTGCAAAAGACTGGTCTTCTAATGTTAGTAGTGTAAGTCATTTAATTAATAGTTTATTTGGTAATAAAGGTTAACGGAGAATATTATGGGTTTTAATCCTTTTAAAAGTATAAAGAAAATTGTAAAAAGTGTTGGTAAGCGTATCAAAAAAATAGGTAAAGGTCTTAAAAAAATTATGGCTAAAATAGCTAAACCTTTTGCTAAACTTGGACCGTTAGGCTCAATTGCTTTAGGTATGTTAATGCCTTGGGCTGCAGGTGCTATCTGGTCTGGTATGACGGGTACAACACTTACTCTTGCTAACTTTGGTGCACAAGCTGCAACCAATATTGCAAGTGATAGTTTATTTAAAAAAGCAGTTGGTTATGTAATGAAAGGAATACATTGGGGAGCAACTAAAGTTAAAACTGCTTACCAATTTGTATCTGATAAAGTTTCTACAGGTATAGATACATTAACTGGAAAAGCTAAAGAAGTATTTGGGGTAAACGCTGATGCTGGTGATTTATTAGCAGATACAGTTAAAAATGCTCCAGAAATAGATATAGCTCAAACTGTAGATTTTTCTAAAAACATTGCTACTGAAGCTGCAGCACAACCATTAGGTGTAGAGCTTGATACTGCAAAAATTTTAGCAGATAGTACAGGTTCTGAAGTAAGTGGTAAAGTTGCAGAAAAAGCAGTAGAAAAAAGTTTTTTTGAACAAGCTAAAGAAAGAGTTAAAGAAGGAGCTTTAGGTGCTATTTCTACAACTGTAGAAGGAGCTTTAAGCCCTCAAGATCAAACTGTTGTAGGTGGGGTCAATTATGATACTTATAATTTTTTAGGAGATAACCAATCTTACACTAAATATAATGAACAACAAACAATGTTAAGTAATCAAGGATATTCATTTGGAGGACCTGCTTATGATGCAAATATTACAACATCTGGTTTTGGTCAAGACGAATATTATAGTTGGTTTAACACATATAAAGCACAAGGTTAATTATGGAAGAGAATTATAAAGATTACGATCAAGAGGGATTAAAGTTTTTATCTACTAATGGTAGACCTATACCCGGAGAATCTTTAACTAATTCTCCTGATGCTCCGTATCCTTGGGAACAACCAACTCAATTTACAGAATTAGAACCAGCTATAGATGCTTTATTTATAGAACTTACTGAACCAGAAGCCTATCATTCTATTATTAATTTGGTTGACAATAAAGTTCCTTTGGGTGATATAGCTCAAATTATTTTAACTGATGGATTCCAAAAAGGTATGTGGAATCCAGATTTATTACTTTTACTTATTGAACCAACAATGTATATGATAATGGCATTAGCTGAAAAAGCTGGTATTATGGATGCTGTTGTTTATCAAGGCGAAGAAGAAGATGAAGAAGATGAAAACAATGAGCAGCTAAGTAGCATTGAAAAAGCTATTGATATTGCACAAGATAGAGTTGTACCAAAAGCTAAAGCAGGTGTTATACCTAAAGATATAGAAACAAAACTTGCTGAGTTTACTCCACCAGAACAACAAAGTTTATTAGAAAAACCAGACGTACAAAGAAATAGTTTATTAGGTAAAGAGGAATAATATGGGAATTGAAACACTAGGTGAATCTCTATTAGCATCAGCTAAAAAGAAAAGTAAAAAACAAGAACGTAAAGCTAAAGTATTTACAGGATTAATGCTAGGGATTCAAGTAGGAAACCACGTACTTAGAAAACGTGCTGAAAAAAGAGCTAAAGAGTTTTGGTCAGGTAACCAAGGTTTGCTAGATGCTAGAGCTTCACAGTTTGACAAAGGAGTAACGTTTTGGAAAGAGCATGGTAACATGGCTAAAACCTATGGTATAACTGGAGTTGACGATTGGGAAGATGCTAAACGACAAGAGCTTTATAAAGTTTATCAAGATAGAGAATTAGCTGGTGGAACTATAAAAGATATAGATGCGTTTAAACAGTCTGTTAATCCTAAAATTGAAGATGACATTAATGCATATCGTCAAAAAGTTGAACTATATAAAGATTTTAGAAACATCGGTAGAACTGAAACAGAACTTACATCTTCTAAAACTAATTTTATAAAACCTTTAAAAGATAAATTAGATAAGGCTGCAAAAACTATAGAGAGTGAGAGCAGTGTTGGTGGTTATTTATTAAATGGTTTAGGTTTTGGTGATAGACAAAGAGTTATATTAGAGCAACAACAAATTTTAGGTTCGTCTGCTCTTTTTCCTAAAGGATATGATGTATCAGGTATACAAAAAGACATTGAAGAAAACAATAAATTTATAGAAGAACTATCAGATATTAATAGTAAAGTTGTTTATGAACCTATGACAAAAGAAGAACGTATTAAAGTATTGGGGACAACCTCTACGAGTTCTCAAGCAGTAGCTACTCACCGGTCAAGTTTATTAACTGCTTTAAGTTCTGAACCTCAAATAAGAGCTAAAAGCACTCTTGATGAATATAAGTTTAAGTTACCTGCTGGTACAGATGCTAGGAAAAACCCGTTTACAAAAGGTAATGACGTAAACATACGACAAGCCTATGAAATGATTCAGGAAGGTCAGGGTCAAGAATCAGCTACAAATTTTGTATCTTCAATTCTTACTTATTCAAAAAGAGCAAAAGCAGATTTTGAAAAAACAAATGTTGGTGGTGACGTTCAAGCAGCAGAATACTATTTAGAAATAGGTATCAGAAAAGCTATTGAGAATAATTTTAAGATTAATGGAGAAACTCCTGAAAAAGAACTGACCTATGACCCCGAAAGAAAAGTAACAGTAGAATTTAAAGATAGTAATAATAATGTAATATTAACTATGTCTGAGATAAAATTAGGAGCTTTAGAAAAACAGTTCAATTCATATAAAACAAAAGAAGAAGCTAAACAACTATTAGATGCTGTTAAAAATTCTAACGTACAAAGTTTATCTCCAGTATTTGTAGATATGTTAGAAGATATGTACAATCAAAAATTCTCACAAGACAATTAATTAAAAGCTATGGCTATAAATCAAGATGATTTTTTTACATCTCTTGCAGATGATTTAACTCGTTTAAGTTCTACTCCCGTAGAAGAAACAGAAGAAGAACGTAAAAAACGAGAAGAAAAAGAAAGGCTAGAGTTAATGCAAAAAACTTTGCAACAAGACACCGAAGCAGTCGAGCCTAAAAAAGAAGAAGAGATTAAAATACCTGCTAGTAAGACTGAAGAAAATTTTTATAATAATTTAAAAAACGATTTAACACAACTAAGCGAAGAAGATGTTGATTATACTTCTTTAGATGGTATTAGTACAACAAGACGAATACAGTACGGTGCTGCTCAAGAACCTACTATAGCAGGAAGTACTTATAGACTTTTAAAAGCTGGAGTACAAGCTACGTTTTCAGATGAAACATTTAAAGAGTCTGCTCAGAGAATTGAAAAAGATAGACAAGAAAAAATACTAGAAGAGTTCCCAGAGTTTAGAGGTAAAAAAGAAGACTTAACTGTTCTTAGTGGTCGTATGGGTGTTGCAATTGCTGACCCAGTTACTTTTTTTATTCCTTGGGTAAAAATTGCTAAAGCAGGAAAACTTGCTCAAGTATCTGCAGGTGCAGCAGTAGCTGGAACAGACGTAGCATTAAGAGAAAAAGCTTTGTATGGGGAAGTTAGTGCTGGTAATGTAGGGTTAGGAGCTTTACTTGGAGGAGGAAGTACTCAATTAGGTAATGTTATTGCTAGTCGTATAGGTATTAATAAACAAACAGATAAACTTTTAACTGTGGATAAAGATGGTAAAGCCATTAGAACTACTTTAAAAAATACAGACCCTGTATTTGTTGGACCACTACCAGAAACAACTCAAAAAGCTTTACAAGAAGTTAGTGAAGAAGCCTTTACTGTTTCTCAACCTTTTATTACAAGCTTCCAAGATAATCTTAGTACATTAGGAGTTAAGTTTCAGGAACGAGATTTAATTGTTTCTGAAATAAACAGGATTAATAAAAGAAGAGAAACTAAATTATTTGAAGATTTAAAAGACCCATCTATTAAACCAAGTCTTCCGGGTTTTACAACTACTAAAACTATTAAAGAACAAAAACTTATTAATGAAATAAGAAGTTTAAATGATTATGAAAAACAACTTATTAAGTTACAAGAAGAAATAAACGACATTAACTTAGTTAAACAGCCTGAAAATATAGCAGTAATAGGATTACATTCTTTAAAGAAAGCTTACGATGCTGGACAATTAAAAGGAGAGTTTGGCGAAAACTTAGCTAGAGCTATGGTACATGAGTTTGTTCGACCATTGGCAGGGGCTACAGCCGGTGGGTTGGTTGGATTAGCGGTTAGTGAGGGTGAAACAGATACAGCTTTCTATAGTGCTATGATTGCAGGAGCAGTGTTTGGTAAATTTAGTAAAGGTTTAGAACGGTCTGAATTTAAAGTTTCTGAATCAATTAAAAACGCTGTCTTAGAAGAATCTGAAAAAATATTTAGAAGGTCTTTTAGGTCTAAAATAAAACCTTTAATTTCTGGTACACACTCTGCTAAATTACAGGCAGAAATGCCAGTCTTACAGAAGTTTGGTAACGATATGTTAGCGACTAGAACTGTATCTGCTGATGTGGGTGATGTTTTAGGAGAATCTGTAGAAGAGTTAACTTTAAAATCTCAAGACCATTATAGAAAAGCTTTATTTGATATTACGCAAGATTTTGATGACGATACAGTTTTAGCTGCAGGTAGGATAGTACAACAACACAACATGCCTACAACTTCTAAACACTCGTTTTTAGAAAAAGGAGATTTAGAAAACTCAGAAGCAGTAACTATTGCTACTAAACTTTTAAGTTTAAATAAATCTTTTAAAGAGTATGTAAGTAAAACAGGTGTTTTATTTAAAGAAGAAGATGCATATGGAATGACTCAGCTTTTAGATAGAGAAATGGTTGAGATAATTGGAAGAAAAGAAGCAGAAGATATATTAGTTGAAGCTTTTAGAATACAAAATAAAAATCAAAAATTAATTGATGATGAAGTAGAATTGTTAAGTAATGAGGCATTGGTAAAAAGGGCACGTTTATATCTTAACAACTCTGATAATGTTCGTAGGAATGAAATAGTCACTGCTCAAGGTCTTGAAGACAATATGTTTAGAATGGTTAAACAAAATGGTAAAGCCATGAAAGACAACGAAACCATTATTCAATCTGCTAGATTTTTTGATAATGAAAGAGTTTTATTTGACCAAGAAGCCAGAGCTTATGCAAAAAAATTATTTGTACAAGACCCTGAATATACAAACTTAAGATTGTTTGAAAACACTATTCCGGTTACAGAGTTTGCAAGAAGGTTTGGAGCTAAAGGACAAGGCTTAAAAGATGTAATACAAGATATTAGAGATTACTACTCTAAGTTTGGAGATATAGAAACTAATTCAAGTTTACAAAAATTAATTAGAGAAGATATTAAGGCTGTTTCTGATACTGTTAATGCAATGTTTAAAGTTCACGGTATGTCTCAATTTGGTTCTTCAAACGAATCATACAGAACTCTAATCCTTGCCCTTCAAACTATGCTATCGACAACTAAACTTTTAAAAGTAGCTTTACCTTCATTGGGTGATTTAGTTCAAGTAATGCAAAACGGAAGTTACAAAGCAGCTTACAACTCTTTTAAATTACAAATGAGAGAGCAAGGTTCAAAAGCACTAAAACCTTCATCTGCGTTAGCACTAAGAACTGCACGAGATGAAACAGGAAAAATATTAAAAGAACCTATATTTGGTAGAAAGTTTAACAATAGAAGATACAATGGAGCTTTAGAAAAAGAACTTAGTGATTTTAGTTTAATGGCTACAAACAAAAAACAAAGGTGGTTAGTTAAACAACAACAAAGATTTTTTGAAATAGTTCAGTTGGGAAGAATTACTAGGTTTGCAAGAGAGTTTGCTTTTGATGCTGGAGCTTTTAGGGCTTTTGATTTAGGAGAAATGGCAGCTAAAGGTAAATTAAAAAGAGCTAGAATTAGAGAGCTTAGTTCGTTAGGTTTAACCGTAGACAATGCTAAGTACCTAGGTAAATTTAAAAATATGGATGAAGCCTATAGCGATAAAATGGGTAAAGTTTTAATTGAAAGAGCTGGTCGTAGAGCTGCTGATAGAGATGCATTGATTCCACAAGTAGGAAATAGAAGATTATTTGCTCAGTCTAATAATCCGGGTATTAAATTTTTAGGAAGTTTTTTATCGTGGGCACAAGCAAAAACAACTCAAACGAACTCATTGATTAGAAGAGTTGAAGATGGAGATGCTAAGTTAGCTTTGATGATTTTAGGAAGTATGCCTATATATGCAAGTATAAGACAACTCCAAATTGAGATGAATCCTAATAAAGAGTTTAGAGAAGACATGGGTCAACCATTAGAAAGCAAAGAAAACTTTTTAAAATTTATAGGCGATAGTGCTATGTTTTCTGGACAACTACTACCTTTTTGGTTAGATAAAATAATAAGTAATTATAAATATAATAAAGATGATAGTATAGAAACATTATATCCAGTTATTGGCATGATGCAAGATTTTGTTAGTGCAGGTTATGGTGTTATTGAAGGTAAGCCTCTAACATCAACATTAAAATTTTTAGAAACAGCAGTACCCGGAGTAAAAGAAGTAACTCGGAGAGAGGGTGTTGGAGAAGCTATAGGTTTTGATGCTAGTATTATGGAATCTGCTAAAGTTGCAGAAAAAGGAATTACTCCAGTACCTACATTTTCAAAAGGAGGACGAGTAGGATACGCAGAAAACGCTGGACTTGTTTCAAAAGATTTCCCTGTGCAGTTTGCTTTGGAGAATCCAGCCGATAGAATAAATGAAATAACAGGATTACCCTACAATCAACCTCTTATAAGGTACGACTAATATGAACATTGAACAATGCAAAGCAGAGATTAAACGACACGAGGGCGAAGTCCTAGAGATTTATATGGATAGTTTAGGCTATAAGACTCTAGGAGTTGGTCATCTATGTCAACCCCATGACCCCGAATATGATTGGGAAGTTGGTACACCTGTTTCTCAATCAGTGGTAGATAGATATTATGCTATAGACTTTGAT